GTTTGTAAAACTATTTTAGGAAGTTCAATAGATGAGCCTGTAGGTAATGGAACATTTTCAAATATAAATTTTGAAGCATTTGCAGAAGAATCATATTTTTTTAAACTAACTAAAATTGAAGTTGTTGTTGTATTTGAAATAGTACCAGCAATAACAAGTGATTTATTACTTGCAGTATAAACGTCAGTTAAAGTTGCGTCTGTTAAACTTATTTGTGCGTCATTAAAATTATTAGCCATATTTTATCCTTTTATCCTAAAGCGATTGCAAATGGAATAGCACTTGGGTCAGTTTCTGTAATAGAAACACCACTAGGAAGTGTTATTGCGTTAGTTGATGTATTTACTGAAAATAACGTTAGATCATCTGTTCCATCAAACAGTTTCATAGCGATAGTATCTGTTGCAGAATTATCTAACCAAATCGTTCCAGCTACTGCTGAACTTGGTCTTGAAGCACCTAAGTGGCCTGTGTTTAATGCGTCTAAGCTACTGTTTAAAGTAGTTCTGAAAGTTGCGAATGTTTGGTTATCAACTGCTATCTGTGTTACTTGTGACATATTTTATCCTGTTCCTCTTGCTTGAAAATCAAAAGTTCTGTCTATACTTGTACCAGACGAATTAAAAAATTCAATAGTAAATCCTGTTGTACTTTTATTTGTAATTGTGAAAAAATCTCCTGTTGCCATGTTTTGACCACTAATTATTATTGCTGGATTTAATCTAAATGCACTTGAATATGTAATTGCTTTACCCCCTGTTCCACTAGATATATCTGCACCTGATTCTATCTTTTCTTTTAAACTAGCTGTAACAGAAAGTGTATTAACTAGAGTTCTTGAATCTTGATCAGCAGAAGTAAATAATGCCTTAAATTTAAAATATCGACCTGAAAACTCTCCTGTTGTAAAATTTTGAAAAGCACTAAAAGTAACATTATCATCACTTGTTGCTATTTGTAATATTGTATTACAATTTTGAACTGTCTTACCATCAAAAGGGTCTGGTGTTCCACTATCTATTAAAGTTGTACTATCTGGTCTTCCTGTGTCAATAAATTGTGCAACATCTTCTACAATTTGCAAAACATTAGATTCAAATTTAGCTTTAAATACTGCTGGTAGTGTAATTGTGTTTGTAAATTCATAAGTACCTGAACTTGGAACAGATGTTGTAGATACACCTAATGTTCCTGTTGCAGTTAAACCAAGATGATTAGCTGAATTTTTTGTAACTATTTCTAGGTTTGTTTTAGTACCAGAAAATGCTGTGTGTTCGTTAATAGTTGTTTCTATCGTATAATTAACTGTTTCTATATTTGAAACAATTAAAGTTTCTTTAAGTGATTGGTTTCCTCTCTTATCTTCTGCTTTAATTAAATAAGTACCTTTAGAAAAAGGAACTGTAACAGTTGTGGCTGGTCGTCCAATTTTATCTATTATATTTTTAGAATTAATCCATGTAGCCCCTGTGGTATTAGCATTATGTTTAATAACATAATATGATAAATCTAAATCTGTTACTGCGTCCCAACTTAATATTGCTTGATCGCCTACTACATTAATTGCAAAGTTTTGAACATTACTAGGTGGTGCAGATTGACCAACTACAGTATGAGTTTGTGTTATATATTCTGATCTTACACCAGCTGTATTTACATATCTAACTCTTACATAATACAAAGTATCATCTTTAACATTTAAGACTTCAAATCTTGATTGTTTGCCTGAACCTACTTCTGAATATAAAGAGCCATCTTCTGAAATTTCTACTTCAAAATAATCAAAAAATGCGTCTGGTGGGTCTAATTCTTCTCCACCACCCTCTCCACCTATAAATCCTAAAGATTGATCTAATGGAAATAAATCAATTAATAATTTAGTAATAATTACACCATCATTATATGCAACAATAGTATCTGATAAATACATAAAATTACTAACAGTTGTTAAATCTATTGTTGTAAATGGGTCTGGTAATGTTGTTGTAGGTGTTGAACTAATTACAGATTTAGAAGTCCATGAATAATGAGAGGCTTGATACTCAACTAAATTTAAACTTACTGTATAATCTTCATTAAATGTTATTGATAAGACTCTAAAGGCTTTATTAGAAAATCCTAAAGAACTATGTGTAATATTAACTAATTCTCCAACTAATAAATCATAAGCGTTAAAATCTACTGTTATTTGTAATACCAATGCCTCTCTTGATCTTCTTAATATAATTTCTGCCATTTCTTCTGCTTGATAAGGAGAAGTTAATGTAGGAAATTCAAAACGACCTTCTAATAAAATTCCACCATCTTCTGTTTTCATTGTTGCGTGTTGATCTGCACTTGGTAATCCAGAATCATCAATAGGTGGATATTGAATTTCATCTACTTGGAAATTTCTTGCTGGATTAATATAAGAAACAATAACTCTATTAAATTTAGAATTTTTATCTGGGCTTGATAATACATAACCATTAAAGATATTATCTTCTGTTAAAGTTATTGAAGCTGACCCTGTTGTTTCAATAATTAATTTATATTTACCTTGAGAGTATGGTAAAAAACCTCTGCAACCTTTAATAAGTTCTCTTAGATTATCAATTACTTTTCTTCCTGTATCTAATACACAGTTAGTATCAAATATATTAATATCACTACCACCTGAATATGGAGTAACTTGTGTTTCGCAAACAACCGAAGCATCATAAATACTTTGTAAATCAATATCAGTAGTTGCTAAACCTTTTCCATATCTTGTATTTCTTAAATAGTCTAAAATACAAAATGCTGGATTTGTTGAAAAAGTTTCTGATGATTCATTTAAATTAGAATCAAGTGTTACAATCTTTTTACCTTTAATTTTAACTTTAACTTGTGGAATACCACTAAATTTATTTTGATCCCACTTAAACCTAAAAGCTAAATAACAAACACCTCTTAATCTATGATTAGAACCCCAACCAGATACAGGAGTTAAAAGACTACTAGCAACTTGGTCATCTTTACCCATAAAGCATTGAACTAAAATATTAGTTCCATATTTTCCAGCAAGTGAATTTCTTGTTGTTCCGTGTGTTAAAGCACCTGACCAGCCAACAAGTGTATCGTCAACAAAAATTTGTTCTACAGAGTTTATTTCTCCCTCTGCTAAAGCAAGAGCCATGTATAAATAAGTATTTGAACTTCCAGAACTTTTTAGAAATACTCTTGTTCCACCGACCATTCTTTCGCCATAAACAACAGGAATAGATGCGTCATTAGATTGTTTATTAATTATAATGCCTTGTTCATAATTATCCATAGCTGATGAGCCAAACGAACCTACACTACCTGTGCCACCAGCATCAAATGATGGAAAAGATGGTGTAACCCATGACACAGCTTTTTGAACTACATTGACAGCAGTTTTAAAAACTTTTTTTACTCCTTTAGCTAAACCACTAATTGCTTTTTTTACAGACCTAAAAGGATTAAACCCACCCATTATAACCAACCTTTTTTTGTGGTTCTTGTAACAACTCGAACAATTTTATTATTTTTAATTCTTAACCAATTAATTTCTTTACCTATTCCAAATTTTTTAGTTAAAAATGATTTAGTCCATTTCATTATTTTATTAAGATTTGATTTACATATTGTTTCTATATGCCAAAGATGATTTCCAGAATTCCAATCTTTATTTTCTATAATTCCTGTATGTTTAAATTTCTTGTGTGCATTATCAGATAATAAAGCCCAATTTGTAAAACCTATTAATTCATTGTTATAATAATGTTTTTGATATTGGTTTAAATTAATACTTGGATTTAAATATTCAATTAATTGTTCATCAGCACAAACATTAAATTTATTATAATTTCTATATAATGAGATAATATCTTGCATTATTTTCTGCCCCATTTAATATCTTGAACCATCTCTGATGAATGATCAAAACCTACATCAGAACTAAAAAATCTTTGCTGTGATGTGTTATTAGTTTTACGACCAGACTTTTTTTCAAAATCTGCCCAATGAGATACTACTTTTAGATTAACTAAACTTTGGGTTTTGTTTTCATTTATATCAAAACCATCTATTGTGCCTTTGTATAAGATGATTGGGTCAGCTATAACTTGATTAGAATCATTTAATATTCCTCTATAAATGATAACACTATCGTTAATTACATTTTCATTTAGAACTACAGCTATATAGGTTGTATCAACACCAGATAAGGTAATGTTAATTGTACCTTTTGTAATATCAGTTTGTTCATCAAAACTAGATATATCTAATATAAAATCACTTGCAGAATATGTAACTGATGAGCCTGATATTGAAGAAGTTAAAGGAAAAGAACAATCAGTTATATTAACAGGAGTACTAAACCCAATATTAATAAGATGAACAGGCCTAATATCATTAGTCGCTAGTTGGTTCTTTACTGCTGTTGTTAGGCTTCTCGTCATATAGTTCGTAATTAGTTTGGGTTACACTTTCTGTACCTTTTAACATAGTATATTCAAATTTGCTATTGGGTTTCTTGTATTCTTTAAGATCGTTAATACTAGCATCTATTTGATCTTCATTAACAATAATTTCAGCAATAAAATCGGCAGTTATCTTATGGGTTATTTTATACTTTTTCATTAAAGTGCTTCTTCTACATCAATTTCAAATTGATATAAAGCATTTCCATCTTTATCTGCACCAACAACTCCAAATTCTTTAATATTATTTGTCATATAAACTGTAAAAGGAACATTGTCATAAGTTACAGCTTCATCATCTGCTAGACTAGATACTAAAGGTGGCTCAATGGTTACTGTTGCTGAATTAGAACTTGGTGTTACATCTGAAATTATCATATAGACTTTTGTTTGATTTGCAAATTTTATAAAATCTCCAGCTTTAAATACACCAGCTGTATTGTTTGCAAAGCCATTCATAACAATAGTTGTATCTCCAGCAGAGTGTGAACCATCTACTAATACAGTTCCTGTTTCACTTCCTCTAGCATTAGAAACTTCTGGTGGAATTATAGTAAAGTTTTCTTTGCTTGATCTTTGCTTCATTATAAAAGCCATAAGTTCTCCATAAACATCTGATCTTTTTGCAGTTATTATTTGTGCAGTAAATCCAAATCTTTGACCATCAATTTGTCTTGATAATTTTTTACCACTATCAGTTATTGAAACTAAAGTGTTTTGTGTACTTTTAATTCCTAATGTAGAAAACTTAGCAGTTGATATTGGAAAAGCACCTGACATTAAATTACACTTCCTCTACCTTGTTCATTTACAGCTTGATTAATTAATGCTGATATAGTTCCTCTTGATCTAAATAATAAATCTTCAAAGCCACTTGCATCAACTGTATTAATATTAAAATTAACTGTTGTACCATTTCCACCACCTGTACCTCTAGCAGATTGTGTAATTTGCCCTGTTTGGTTTGGTACAAATAATTCTGCACCTTGTTCTCCAACTACAATTGGCTGACCTTTTGATACTGCACCACCTTTTGCAAATCCTAAAAAACCTAACCCTATATTTAATAAACTAGCACCTGTACTTGCACCACTAAAAGAGGCTTGTTTTTTTTTTTCATTTGTAATTTGTTTTTCAAAACCAAGTTTTACAGCTAGTTGTCCAATCATAGTATTTTCCATAATAATTTGAACTGTCATTCTAGCTATTTGTTCAATTAATATTGCAAGTATTTTAACCAAAACTTCTCCAGCTAATTTTTTAAAAGTGTCTTTTAAATTTTCTCCAAATACTAATGTTCTTGCTAAAGATTGTGACATCATAGTAATTCCATTATTAATACCCTCTGCTATTGTTGTTTTTATATCTTTAAATTTAGTTCTTATTTTTTGTAGTGAATCTTCATTTAGATTTTTTATTTTATCTCTTAAAGTTTCAATTTGCTGATTTTGATTTTTAATTAACCCATTTTCTCTATTTGTATTAGCCATTCTTTTTTCAAGTTCTTTATTTATTTCTTTATGAGTTTTTAAACCTTTATGTAATTCTTTTTGATGTTCGAATGATGCAAACTTTCTAATATTAGCACTATGCTGAAGAACCTTTTGTCTTTCTTTAAGTATTTCTAATTCTTCTTTAGCTTTTTTTAATCTTTTATCTAGGTTAGGCGAATCAACATCTAATGTAAGTGATTTTTCTAATTCTAATTCATTTATTTTATTACTAATTGTATCAACTGCTAGATTTACTTCTTTAAGGTTATCTATATCAAAAATACCCATTCTAACTTTGGATTCTTTAATTAAATCTTGCACTTTATCAACAAACAAACTTACACTTGCCAATGCTACTAAACCTTTTTTACCAAATAAAAATGCACCTATAATTCCACTTGTTCTAATATATGGTGGTAGTGCCATAAAGCCATCTCCAATATTTTTTAAAATTTTGCCAATTTTTTCTAATGTGGGAATTAAATCTCTACCTATTGTAACAACTTTAACCATACCTTGTGCTAAGTTTTTACCAATCGTTGTTGCTATTTGATCTAGTTCTTTTGCATTATCTTCTAAAAATTTATCTAAACTTCCAAATTGTTTTTTAAGTTCTTCAAAAAATCCAGCCTCTAATATTACTTTTTTAAAATTAAATACTTTATCTCCTATCATTGAAAGAGTTCCCTCAAATGTTTTTGCTAATTCATCTGTAGCTTTTCCAAACCTACCCTCTTTACCAAATACTCTTTCAAATGCCTCTACTGTTTCTTCGATAGATACAGTTGCACCAGCTTTAAAGCCAAGCATATTTCTAACACCTTTTTCTCTGAATATATCTGCACTACCTATACCAGCACTAAATGATCTTTGTATTTGTTCTCCAGCAGTTCTAAAATCTAATCCTGTTACAGATGCAACATTACCTGTTATCTCTAACATTTTTTGTAAGTCATCTGCATTATCTGTTACTGTTGCAAGAATACCAGCACCAGCTTGAATTTCCTCTAGTGAGAAAGGAACTTTAGATGCAAACTTAGTCATATTATCAAATGCTTTTGCACCCTCGTTTGTATCTTTAAGTAAAAACTTTAATCTAGTTCTTAAATTTTCTAATTGCTTTCCTGTATTAACTAAATTTCTAATTACTAAACCAGCACCTAAACCTAAAAAAGCATTTCTTAAATTGAATACAGAATTTTTTAATCTGCCTAAGGATTTTTGAACACCTGTTAAAGCTATTCTAGATTTATCCTTTGCTACAATATCTATATTTAATCGTTGATTTGCCATTATTTAAACTTTCTTGCTTCTGCTAGTGATTGACTTGTTTTATACTGTTCTTGTTCTTTTTTCAAGTAAGCTAACCAAAGATTATAATGGCTAACAGGCATATCAAGAACTTGTTGGATTGTAAGATGTAATCGTTCTGCAATAACTAACAGCGACCTAACATCTGGGTCGCTAT